GGATGACATACGCAAGCACTGGGCCAAAGGTAAGTATGCTGGAGCGCCGGAAGCTTGGGCGCTTGAAGCTATCGCGCACGCAAAACGGCAGAAATAAAAATGGCCCCACCGATTAAGGCAGGGCCATCTTTTACTAGAAAGGCATCATTGCTTTGAATCTAACACCACGTTCAAATTCAAGCTGCCGAAGCGAATCGCTTAATTCTTTGTGGTTTGAGCAATAATTTTCATCGTCCCAAACGCCATCATTGGTCTTTTCATCAATCAGCCAATATCCCCAAAAGTTTCCGTCTACTGGAATATCAAAGCGTTCAGCTTCAATACGAATACCAATGGTTGCAGCGCGTGCGCGTAGGTCTTTTAAATTCATTTCAATCTCCAAATTGTCAAAGAGCGGGGCGAGGCCCCATCAACAAGGTGTTTCTTGCTGATGCACATTATATAGCAGATTGAAACATTAATGTCAAGAGCCTTTTTCATATTAAATAAAAATGCATCTTATTGAAAAAAGTGTTTGACATATAAAATGACCAATCTTAGAAGGGTGGCACAGCAACGGAGGCAATGCCTCGCCTTTAAGGAGTAAGTTTAATGCTAGTAAAGTTTTCCACACTCGCTGACGGTGTTTTCATCGAAGTCACTGACGCTGATGAGCGCCAGCCTTCCGATCGTTGCTTTCGCTTTGATGGCAAAGGTAATGCAGAATATGCGTTCTTTGCTGATCTAATTAGCAGCAATCCAGCTCCTCGCTGGTTCGCTCACTGCTTTCACGAACGTCAGTTCACGTTCGCATAACCAGAGGCTAGGCCTCGTCAATATGGAGGATTAAAATGAACCAATATGAAATAGCAATCATTGCGCTGCTGGCTCTGGAAGCCATAACACTGTTTGTCCTATGGATGACGCATAGAGACCGCCAATTTTGGCAAGCCATGTGGACGCACGATGCAGCCGAATTGCTATCCTTGAAACGCAACGCTTCACTGCGAGATTCCAAGACAGGCCGCTTTGTTAAAAAGGACACAATCTAATGCTGTATGCAGATTTAATTCGAGGATGGGCTGAAGACCGCAACCTAATCGAAGGCAGCGACCTGAAAAGCCAATTCGTAAAGCTTATAGAGGAAGCTGGTGAACTGGCTAACGCTATCGCTAAAAAGAACGACATAGAGTTTGCGGACGCCATTGGGGATATGGTTGTCGTGCTAACCATCATGGCTGCACAGAATGGCATGATGATTGAAGATTGCATTGATGGCGCATGGCAGGAAATCAAAGACCGTAAGGGCAAAATGATTGACGGAATTTTCCACAAGGAAGCCTCATGACGCCCAGAGAACGTAATTTAGCAGAGATTGATGCCATCGCAGAATTACACGGTTACACACTTGAAGACATTCTAGGCAGAAGCAAACTGAAGCCATTGGTAGAAGTAAGGCGGAAATGCGTTGTGTGGATGAGAGGCAAGGGCTATTCAACCACAGAGATTGGAAGAATTATGAACCGCGATCACAGCACCATTGTTCACTCACTGCAGAAGATGGCAGCGGCAGCAGAGATGGAAGAAGCATGACGCCAGCAAAGCTTAAACTAGCTAGAGCCTACATGGGCTACAGCGTAAACGAGATGGCGGACGCTCTCCGCCTATCGCCTGACAATGGCGGCACAACCATTCGCAAGATGGAAGCTGGCAAGGTGCGTATCACTGGGCCTATCATGGTTGCAGTCGATGCAATGCTAAAGGGCTATGATCCGTTTGATTACGATGAGGAGGAAGATGATGGAGAATATTAATTCACATCAGGTAGGCGGAGACCATTACGCATCAAAGAGCGTTCAGCCCTGGCAAGCAATGGAGTCCTGGATGTCGGCAGAAGCTTTTGCAGGATATTTGCATGGTAATTGCATAAAGTACCTTGCACGCTATCGTGACAAGAACGGCATTGAGGATTTGATGAAGGCGCAGCACTATCTGTCAAAGCTTATTGAGTTAGAGAATGATTGAGCCTGTCATCATTGGCAACGCAACGCTGTATCTAGGCGACTGCCGCAACATTCTGCCTACGCTTGGCAAGGTTGACGCTGTTGTGACTGATCCGCCTTATGAATTTGAAACTGGAGGCGCTGGTATATTCCGCACAAACCGCAAAAACATGGATGAAATTGCAGCGGCTGGACTAGCTGATGGGTTTGACCATAGTATATTGAATGGTGAACAGTTTGGCGCTGCCGTTGTATTTGCTCACAATGACCAATGGGCTGTGCTGTTGCCGCATCTGGCAGAACAATTCGGACGGTATGCTATATGCCAATGGCATAAGCTTAACCCAATGCCAGTAGCTAATCGACACTATCAACCTGATACTGAAATTTATGTTCATGCTTGGAATGCAGGGTTCCATCCAGCGGGAGAGCTGAAACAAAAGAAGCGTTATATTTTAGCAAACGGAGGACAGGACACCTCAATCCCACATCCAACTGTGAAGCCCTTATCCGTCATGCAAAAAATTATCACAAACGTAACCGGAGAAACAATCTGTGATCCGTTTATGGGATCGGGTTCAACAGGTGTCGCAACGGTAATGGATGGGCGCAAATTTATTGGCATTGAGCAGAACGAAGCATTCTTTACGTTAGCCTGCAAGCGCATTGAAGATGCACAAAAGCAGGGAGACCTTTTCATTTCATGATTGCTGGTGTATTGAACAAATACCAGACCTTTTATGGAAGCTGAGACAAATGGCGTTAACACCTAAACAAGAGCGATTCGCTCACGAAGTAGCATCAGGTAAAACACAGGCAGACGCTTACAGAGCAGCCTTTGACGTTAAGCCGACAACTAAGCCTGAAACGTGCCAAGCTAACGCATCAAAGCTAATGAGCAATACTGACGTTTCAACAAGGGTTGCTGAATTACGAGCAGCTGCTGCTGAACGTGTTGTTTGGACGATGGCAGACAGCCTTGATGTTCTCTCAACGATAGCCAAAGGCTTAGACGCAGACGCAAAGCCAAGCGACAAAGTGAACGCTGTAAAAGCTATCAACGCAATGATTGGCCTTGATGCTCCATCCAAGCTGAATCTCACAGGCAATCTAGTTACACACATCCAGCGCGAAGTGATTGATGACAACGCTGAAGATTAAAACACCGCGATGGTATAAGCCATTCTTGCAGCCCAGCCGTTACAAGGGCGCACATGGTGGACGGGGAAGCGGGAAGTCGCACGCCTTTGCTGAAGCCATGATTGAAGCGCACGTTATCGATCAGACGCGCCGCTCTGTCTGCGTTCGTGAAATACAAAAGTCCCTAAGCCAATCAGTCAAGCGCCTACTGGAGCTAAAGATTCAGCAGATGGGCGTGCAATCCTACTTTGAAGTGCAAGAGACACAGATTAAATCTGTGCATGGTGATGGCTTAATCATATTCCAGGGAATGCAGAACCACACAAGCGATTCAATCAAGTCGCTCGAAGGCTATGACTGTGCTTGGGTAGAAGAAGCACAGAGCTTATCGCAACGTTCTCTCGACCTATTGCGTCCGACAATTCGTAAGCCAGACAGTGAGCTATGGTTCACATGGAACCCGCGCAACAGCACCGATCCGATTGACGCACTACTTCGTGGGCCTAATCTTCCGCCAAGCGCAATCGTGAAAGAAGTAAACTTCCGCGACAATCCTTGGTTTCCTGACGTTCTCAAAGCGGAAATGGAATACGATCGAGACCGTGACCCTGACAAGTACAAGCACGTTTGGCTTGGTTCGTATCTCAGCAACAGTGAAGCGCGAGTATTCCGCAACTGGACTGTCGAGGAGTTTGAAGCGCCTGAAGACGCAACGCATCGCTTTGGCGCTGACTGGGGCTTTGCTACAGACCCTACAGTCTTGGTTCGTTGCCACTTGATAGGCCGAAAGCTTTACGTTGATTACGAAGCTTACATGGTAGGCTGCGAAATCGTAAACACGCCAGACCTGTTCCTGACGATACCAGAATCAGAAAAGTGGCCTATTGTTGCTGATAACGCTCGACCCGAAACAATCAGCCACATGAAGAAGAATGGCTTCCCTAAGATTATGCCAGCGGTGAAAGGGCCTAAATCTGTAGAGGAAGGCATTGAGTGGCTGAAGAACTACGACATTGTTGTGCATCCGCGCTGCCAGCATACGATCGACGAGCTATCTCTTTACAGCTATAAAACAGACCCCTTGACAGGTAATATTATTCCTGTCTTGGAAGATAAAGATAATCATGTTATTGACGCTCTGAGATATGCGTGCGAAGCTTTGCGTCGGGCAACACCAAAGGCGTCCGTTGAAGTAATGCCCGTACCGACATTGAATAGGTGGTAATGAATGGCTCGACTAACTAGAGACCAGCGTTTTGCAAACGTTCACGCTAACGCGCTGGCAGAATTCGATCGTTGCCAGACAACCATGCGTGACGAGCGCTTGCAGTGTTTGCAGGATAGACGCTTCTACTCTCTCGCTGGTGCACAATGGGAAGGCCCATTAGGTGAGCAGTTCGAGAACAAGCCGCGCTTTGAAGTAAACAAGATTGCTCTAAGCGTCATTCGCATCATCAATGAATACCGCAATAACCGCATTGGCGTTGACTTCGTTTCCAAAGACGGAACAGAGAACGACAAGCTGTCGGCAACTTGCAACGGTCTCTATCGTGCGGATGAACGTGATAGTGGCGCCGAAGAAGCTTATGACAATGGTTTCGAGGAAGCAGTAGGCGGTGGCTTTGGTGCATGGCGCTTACGCACTGTGTATGAAGATGATGAAGACGATGAGAACGATCGTCAGCGCATCCGCATTGAACCTATCTTTGACGCTGACAGCAGTGTTTTCTTCGACCTAGACGCCAAGCGCCAGGACAAAGCCGACGCTAAGTATTGCTTCGTTCTCTACAGCATGAGCTTCCAAGCTTACCGCGATGAGTTTAACGACGATCCAACCACATGGCCTAAAGACATTCAGCAGTCAGAGTTTGACTGGTGTACTCCTGACGTTGTGTATGTTGC